CTGCGAGAAGAGAACCGATACGAATACCGTATCCTCTTCCAGCAGCAGGCCCGGCACGTAGCCGAGTACCTTTCTGAGATCAATCCCCGGATCCAAAAACTTAGAGTTAGGATCAAGGAAATCCAGGACTTCGCCACGCAAGTGATGAAGACAGTGATTGTTAACGGTGATGACATTCTGTTCATGTCCACCCCGGGACTCTATAAGATCTGGAAGAAGAATGTGGCCGATGTCGGCTTCGTTCTCTCTCCTGGGAAGAACTACTGTTCTGACAACATGTGTCAGATTAACAGTCAGAACTTCCTGATCGATCGAGTTTCAGGAAAGATCGAGCGGTTTGGTTATCTTAACCAGAAGCTCGTCTATGGACAGAATGGTAACAGCAACATTGATGCGGAGTTGCTCTGGGATCCAGTCACTCACTCATCTCGAGTGATGACCCCCGATACCATTGGGCGAGACTTGAACGAGATGTTCAGGCTCGACCCAACGGCCAAAGGGCTCCTGCCCGCCGTTTTCCAACGGTGGGATGGAGACTGGAGACACACCAGGGCACATCGTCCCAACTGGTTTATACCGGTCTGCCTGGGAGGCTATGGAATAGATCCCGTATACAGCATTGGTAAGCTGAATTTCACCCGTGAACAGCGGCGATGGGCCACCTGGTTCAGATTAAACCCTGACCAGCAGCTCTACCGTATCTTCGGTACAAAGGCGACACGGACCGTGTCGTCACTGATCGAAGACAAAACGGCGAAATACCGTCTGCTCCCGCAGGAAGTGGAAGGCACCCCCTACACAGGTATTCTCTCGAGTGAGATACGAGACCCATGGATGGCACTTGCACAATCAGTCGATCGTGCGGCTTCCATTCACAAGGCCGTTCTTCCGAAGAAGATAACGAGGAACAAAGCTGTCCTCGTCCCCAAAAGTGTGGGATTCAAGCCGATGAGTCTTGAGGATATCGAGAGGTGGAGAAATGGAGTCATCATGACTTCTGCTCTGCCCCCGGTCCCCGTGACAACCATCCGGCCGGTGCTTTCCGTGCCATGGCGCAACTGGGCTCACCTCAGAAGAGGTGGACTCCAGCCGCTGCACTAAGCAGGTTCACAGCAATTGGGTTGCTGGACATAATTGCCCAAAACGGGTTCCGTGCTAAACAAACTGCCGAGAGCCTACACGGAGCTCCCCGATAATCGGGTCGTCCAGTGATGTATAGTCCTTGCGTGGTTCGCAAGTATCCAATATGTCAACTCGAAACCAATCTGTTATGGCCCGCTCAGCCCAAAAGAGCAAAGCGAGTGCCCAGGGAAAACCAACC